GAGCCGTGCCAAAAGCGGCCAAATTACCTTGCGGACTAGTATCTTCAGCAAGCCCTGTGGCGCTAGTTTGGGCAACGGGATTAATAGATACGGGAGTGCTACCACCACCAAGATATTCAGGACGCTGCAAACGAGCATCAGGACTGACAACTCCAAAATGCGAACGGATAATTTCAGTGTAACGAGTACCGCCACGGGCGTCCCTTTCTAGCAGCTTCTGTATCTGGAACGACTGCCGTAATTGATTAATAGTCGCAGCTGTAGCTGTCGACAGATCAGCAATAAAACCCGAATTAGCTAAATTTGTACCAGCTTGACTACGAGCTACAACCTGTGTATTAGCACCTGTATTACTCACATAATAACCAGCACCGTTCATATTAGCTGTACCTGCAAAAACTTCAGCAGAGCCACCCAGAGGTAACGTAACAGCATCACCCTTCTGAGGCCAAGGCAATGCACTAGTAAAATAATCGTGTCGCTTACCGCGACGACGTAAAACATAATCGGCCGGACTATCCGGACCATCATCAATATCAACAACAGCAGAATCTTGCAAATTCTGATCTCTAAACCACTCATTCCAAATCAAATTATACGCACGAGTCCAAAATGCACAATGCGTAACTGTATTGGTACCTGTAATCTGGCCTGCCGTAGGCAGTCCCATATAATCTTGCAGTGAATTCACTGCATAACCACCTTGCGGACTAGTAGTCTCGGGCACTGTGTAATCTATCGAACTGTCAGGATCTGGGTACCTTTCACCCATAAACTTTTGCCAGTTCTCCCAAACCAAACGGTTTGGAACAAAAAAGAAAAACGAATCAAGATGCATATTGTCCATAATTGGAAACAATGGCGTAGCCAAACGAGCAAACGCCGTCATCTGTAAATTAATCGTATCTCCAGGAAGAACTTCATCCACATATACGGGAATCAAATATCCCGAATCAAACGTCGTCTTATACGACTTCTGTGAATCAAACTTAGACCGAGGAATATCAGCTCGCGGAATCATAGCGAACTGATGGACATTTACAGACTTATTACGATGCATCATCGTTATCTCCTAATTGCGGGGCGATCTTTCCAGATCACCCCCCTTGTAATTAACTTCTACTCTTAACCTGCTTACCTAACGCTAACAGCTTCGGAGCCTCATGTAAAGCAAATTTACCATCAAAATCATCAAAAACACCCAATTCGTATAAATCGAAATCGTCGGGGTGCGCAAACATCTGATTATCAGGCGCATTCCGATTGACTTCATCCTGAAAACTACGAATAGCAACTCCAGTAGCAGGTAAAAAAAACGGCCTGCCATAGCACTCAGCAGCCCTGTCTCTGATAGTACATACTAACATCTTCATAATAGTTCCTCACGTCAAACTACGTTTAAGCAAGGAAAGTCTAGCTTTCGCTACCTTTTCCTTTGCTGCCAATCTCTCAACAATATTATCCTGATACTTGTCTCGAGCTCTCTTTTCTCGCTCAAACTCTATCCATTCAAAGCTGATAGGGTCTTCGGCCTTGTACTTTTTATCGTAAAAGCGAGGTGGCCGAACCTTTCTGCCGTTAACCACAACAAAGTCTTGTGGATAAACGTCATCCTTAAATTCTTTATACCAGTCATAACCTATGCCTGGCTTCAAACTCATCTTATTAAACTCTGGTCTACGCTGCGAAACCTCCCCAGTATCTGGGTCAACCCACTCATAATGTTCGGCTTGTTGCTTACCGTTAATCTTCTTCATTATGTAACGGGCAACATACGCAGCCGATTGAAAGTTGACCTCTCCGAGGGAGGAATAACCAAAAGGCCACAGCTTTTCAAGCTGTTCGGATCTAAAAATTCGACTGCCAACATCCGTCCGCTTCCAAAGCTTCTTATCCGAAAAATCGAAGTTGAAAATGCAGGCATGGAAGTGAGGTCTGCCAAAATTTTCGCCATATTCTCCTGCCATATAAAACCTGATCGGATACTGACCCTCTACGGGGTCAATCCCTCTGTGCGCCTTACGCAGGCGCTTCATGAACTTCTGAAAATCATCATAATGCAAACTCTGGTCGCTTGGCAAATTATCATCGTTATACGTCAACGTTACAAAACAATTGTTTGTATACCTACTTGCCTCATGCAAACATCTTATCGCCCACTGGCGAGAACGCTCAAGCCGACATCCTACGCACTGACCGCATGGCAGCGTGAGGCTGCGAACGATATCGAACCTGGCGCTCTCATAGAAAACAACGTCCCCTGCTGCCGTTTTCCACGCCGATAACGGGTGGAAACAGGGCACGTTACAGTCGCCATCCGCCGCGCATAGGGTTACTACGCATATTGGCGGACTTCGTCCGCATAGAACCCCTACGAAACTTCTTAGCGGCTTTATATTTATTAATTGGTCTGCGACGCATCATACTTTTTCTCCTTTTGGTGTCACCTAGCACAGTTACATCAAGTAGATCACTGTGCTTGCTCGCCCGAAACGGGCTCGCTAGGTGACGAAACGACCGCCTGAGCGGTCTCTTGACGTAGAAGGCCCAATGCCTTCATCTCGTCCCTATTAGCCTCATCCGAGGCAAATTCAACAAAAAGAGCGGGATCGTTATCAAACTTAGCCCTTACCTTAGCCGGCAGCTGAAGGAAGGAGTCTTGAGCTGCCATCACAGCATTAAGGGCAGACTGATAATCAGTAATCCCGCTAAAATCACCATATTGAGGCTGAACGCTACCAACAGGTAGCTGGCCAGTAACATTAAACTGGCGCAAAATATTATTAATATCGCACTCATCTCGAAATGACTGCTTAGTCCTACTAGGACTAGTAAAAACAAGCTTGGCAAGATCACTATTCTTGTCACGATCGTAGGTAATTGGATTCTTAACACGACTCACTTTAATCCTTTCATAGCGCCAATAATTGTGTCAATTAGCGGCTTCAATTGGCCGTATTCACGGCCTAAATTATTCAAACTATCAATGGCGCTTGCCTCTGCGCCAATAACTTTAGTCTCTTCAATCAACTTCCTAATAGTCTGCTGATGCATCCTTATACGCTCAAGTGACTCATATCCTTGAGCTCTATACAAACTTTCCTGTTCGCTCATTAAAAAAATAAGCTGTTTCAGCCTATTCCCTTCTAACGGAATATTCTGAATCTCTTCACGAATCTTGTCTGTAGCAGCTTCTACTTGCTTAACTTGTGTATTGGTCAACCCGGTCTGAGCCTGATATTGGCCAGACTGGGCAGACGACAATTGCGTCTGGTTAAAAGACTGAACAGCAGGCGTAACAATGTCAAACACCTGAGGCATCTGCGCTGTATACATAGCGCCGCCCGGCGTAGTCGCACCACCTTTCATAGCAGCTAACATAGGATTAATACCAGCTGCCTTTAAATCAGCAACTGAACGCTGATATGCAGTATTAGACATACGTTCCTGAAATTCCATCTGTCGAGCTGCAGACTCTGCTGAAGCAGCATTAGCTGCAGCTGCCATCTCCTCTCTAGAACGATTGGCGCGTTCACCACCTATAAGACTAGCGCCCGCACTCGCGAGCGCAGCCATCGTAATCGCGTCCATCAGAAATGATCAATCAATCCAGGCACTGAATACAACGGCATAGGCCGCGCCTGTCTAACATTGAAAAACGCATCAAACAAGAACTGCTTACCATTTGCTGCTTCTCCAATAGCGACTACACGCTCCACAGGAGGTGTATCTTCAATAAACTCATCGTTCAATGCCGGCAGAGTCCCAAATTCTTGGGCCAAATGCCAAGCATCTAATGTACCCGCTGCCGTTGAACGAAAATAGCCAGTAATCTGGCTGGGCTTATACCGATACTCAGCCCAGCGCTCCTGATAACCAAAAACTTCATCATCAGTAGCTGTACCAGTGCAATAAATCTCTTTATTAAGCACTGCCTGCTCGCCTAATGTAGCAAACGCAGGAAAATAAAAATCATAACGTGTAGACCTTGACCACATACGTGGAAGGCCCTGCTGATATGTAAGATCAGCACGAACCGACACTAAACCTATAAGCACCCCGTGCTCAGTAGCATTGTACGTAAATCCGTGATTGTACGCGAGAGCCGTGCCAAAAGCGGCCAAATTACCTTGCGGACTAGTATCTTCAGCAAGCCCTGTGGCGCTAGTTTGGGCAACGGGATTAATAGATACGGGAGTGCTACCACCACCAAGATATTCAGG